GCCTGTTGCGGTTTGGAAAGCGGTTGCAGTATTGCCAGCCTCAACTTGAGCGTTTGCAATATCAAAGGTTGCGCCATTTGTAGGCGAAGAAAACCTAATTAAAAATCTTAAACTAGAACCAGTTCCCACAGTTTTGCCTGAAATACTTGGCAATGTCGCAGTTCCAATAACTCTGACCCATCCAGTAGTCGTGCTCCCTGTTGCAATTTGTGTGCCAACCGCAGCAGAACCACCAGAGCCAAAACTTTGTTCCAAATAAACTGTATAAGTGAAAGTGCCAGATGCTTTGACCCAAAATGAGCCTGTCACAGTTTGACCCGCAAAAGTTCCAACATCTTCTATTAATTGGTCAAAATCTGCAACAGTTTGACTTGTTCCGATTGTGGTCGATGTCCATCTCTGAAAATAATTAGGATTACCAGGCACATCAGTCTGTCCGACTGTAAAGGCTTGTCTGCTAACTGTATTTGTTCCAGCGGTTGAACCATTGTGGTAATAACGCCAGCGGTCTGCCGCGCCGTAATATGGGCCAGCATTTCCCACTGAAAAACTTGTCCCACGTTGCCACCAGTCAAACGACCCATTAATTATTTTGTTCTTGCCAGCAGCGAAATTGCCCTGCCAGCGAAGTCCTGTCGTAGCGGAACTATCTGCAACGAGTGTTTCGCCGTTGTTGCCTACTGCCAGACGTGCCGGCGTGTCAGCTGCCGTTGCGGTGATGAGATCACCCTTGGCATCGACGATTGCGTTCTGAATGGCGTTGGCGTCATCGCTCGTGACCCAAGTGAAATCCATATCGGTATTCGAGGTCTTTGACAGCACCTGTCCGGTTGTACCACCTTTGAGATCGACCAACGTGGTATCAATCGAATTACCCAGCGTTCTGATCGCTAGAGCGCCGTCTTTTACGAGGTCGGTGTCGTCTGGGGTTTCCCAGTTGAAATTGGTCGTATTTGCCATTAGCTAATGACTCCTATCGCGTCCTGCCATTCTAAGGTATTAAGCACACTATTCCACGTTTCTGCCACATTCACTTGATCCCAAGTTTGTGCGACGGCCGAGAATTCTATTGGTGAAGCTGTGAAGGTGAGGTTGAGCCCGTTGAGGGTGCTAGTCCAAGTCCAGCCCTCGATATAGCCAGTAAATTCGCCGCCATAGATATTGAGCGGCAAGTTGCTGATGCGGACTGGCTGACCCATAAAGATATTAAGTAGCGCATTGCGATTGGCATCGGTCATCTCTGGGTTCTGCAAAGGAAACGTGATTGACTCAAATTGAGGACGTGGAAAGGCGCGTAGTTGGATAAATCGATCTACTACGGCTTGGGCATCAGTAGCGTCGTGAAGACTTGAATTGGTCTGGATTGAGTATTGACCATAGAGGGCAATGGAATCCACGTCTGTGGCGCTAACTGATGAGTTGTAGTTATTGCCGTAGTTAATCTGGTATTTATTGACGATTGCGCCAGAGCGAATCGTTTGACGAATACTCGAAGCAAGTGCGTGGTTAGCGTCTAAGTCCGTATAGCCGTTAGCAATGAGATAACTCTGACGATGAGCTGAATCGGCATAGCCCACATTGCCTTGAGCATCTTCGTAGATATAACCCAAAGCAGAATCGGCAATCTGACTGATAGCAGAATAGAAATCAATTGGATCAGCGGCACGTTGTTCCATCTCGTACTGTCCGGGTCGGTCAATATCGCCTAAGCCGACGTCCTCAGCATTGGCCCAAGTAGTTGTCGCTGGGTAAGTATTCCAAGTTTCTGCCGGTGGAACTTCATTCCAGTTATTGGTTAGCAAATCGCTAAGGATGGCGTATATCTGGTCGCCGTCGTCGTCTTGGGCTAATGAACTGGTCCATACAGCCTTAGACAAGCGAGCCAGAGCGCCAAGAGCAATAATCTGAATTTGAGTGACATAACTAGCCGCGCCAGCGCTTCTTACTTGTGTGCTGATGTCGCTGATGCGACCGCCAAAGATTGGTATCCAATTTAGGCTTGTGTCTTGGACTTCGACGGTGATAGCCGTATTTATGTTCCAATCGTAATAAACGTTGTCCTTATTAATAATCTGCAAATTGGCATAACCGGCTTGTGGCTGGGTATTGATATTTGTGCGGCCGCTCGTAATGGTAAAGCCAACAAGGGTGAGCCCTGTGGCATTAGTGCCATTAATGGAAATACGATAATTAGGCGTCCAAGCGGTCATAAGACATTCTGGCTAGTGTAGAGATTACCGCCGCCGCCAGTACCGCGATCAGCTGATTGATTGAGTGCATCAACGACTGCTCGAGCAAAGCCTTCGCGATCGATAATCGATGGAGAATTAACATTGATAATGACGTCGCCTTTGGCTTCGCCCATTCTTACAGCGGCAACATCAAAGTTACTTGGAATTGCTTTGCCGCTTGGGACGCTAAGAAGTTCGAGGCCACCCGGTCCCCCACCACCGCCACGAGCTGAGCCTGAACTTCCGCTGCCGCTACCACTTCCAGAAGCCGGTGGGGTTGTTGGCGTTGTTGGCTTTGGAATTGTGGGTGTCGTTGGTGGTTTTGGTACGGTGGAACCGCCACCGCCACCAAGCGAGGGTGTAGGAATTGTCGGGATATTTGGCAACAATGGAATTGCATTGTATGCCTTAATGATTGCGTTGATTGCATCAATAGCAGTTTTGACAGCAGTCTGAATTCCGCTAACGACCGTACCGATAACAGTCAATATACCGCCGATAACTTTGCCAATAAACGCCAAAGCATCGCCAAGACCATCGACAAAAATTGGAATGACGAACTTACGAATGAAGTCATAAAGCGCTTGGAACGCTTCCTTGTTATTGGCAATTGCTGAAGTGATTGGAGCAATTGCTTTGTCTTTGACTTCGACGAATTTAGGAATGACGGTGTTAATAAAGTAGTTAAGAAGATTTTGCAATGTTGGCAATAATGCCGAGCCAACTGATTCCTTAGCTTCATCAAAGGCGACTTGAAGGCGTTTAATCTGACCCTCAAAAGTATTGGCTTGAGTCGCCGCGGCTCCGCCAAATGTTGCTGACAGTTGCTTTACAGTTCCCTCAAAGCCAAGAGTCTTGACTTGTGCGCTGGATAGCCCCACACCTAAACGAGTGAGTGCGCCATTATTGCCTTCATACGCTTTGGCTAATGCGTTGGATACAGATTCGACATCTTTACCAGTAGCGGCTGAAATATCCAGCGCCAATTGCAAAAGATCCTGCGACTTGGTAACGTCTTTTGTAGCTACAGTCAATCGCTGCAGCGCTGGTCGCAATTTATCATCGGCTACGCCCGTCGCTAATGAAGTCTTGAGAATTTGCTCCTCGATGGCCTTAATCTGGTCATCCGTAACGTCGGTGACGTTCTTCAGAGCTGTGGCGAGACGTTTCTGTGCTGCTTCATCCTCAATGGCTGCTTTGACGCCTTCAATGGCTAATTTGCCAGCATAAGCAGCAGCCGCAGCAGCGGCAGCAGCGAAAGCGGCAGCAGCGACTTTGCTGAACTTTTCTAGCTTACCGCCAAAGCCTTCGACCTCGTTCGAGCCTTTATCTAAATTCTTTTTTAGGTTATCGACGTCGGCAAGGATGGATAACTTCAGCGTTCTACTTCCAGCCATTATTTATCCCACTCCTTCATAATCTTGCTCAACGCTTCTTCCCACTTGGCAATCAATTGAGGCTGAATCTTGCGTAGGGCTGGGTAAATGAAATAGCCAGAATTGCCGCGGCCTCGCCTTGGTGTGCGGTTCGGGAACTGAGGGTAACGATTAGATCCGAATTCATAGCCAGCCCAGATGTCTCGAGTCGTTCCACCACCAGATAGGCGTTGAGATGCGAAGCCATAACTGAACTCGCCAATCTTGCTCGACTTGCTAATTCGTACTCCCTCGACGATGCGATTGACCGCTTTTTGGCCGAAGGTTCGTGTGATGGAATAAGCCTTAACTTCGTTGGCTGCATATTGGGCAAGCGCTCCGGATTCGCGCTTTGCCGCATCAACCGCTGCGTCATCCATTGCCTTAAACGCCGTGACAATTGAGCGAAGTTCGCGCTTGTCGTATGTGATGGGTTCATCTGCCACCTTTGCTGCGCTCCTTCAATATCTCAATCGCGGTTAATACTTGATCGATGTCCGTCCATTCGCTCATCGGAATACCGGTTGCAATTGCAATCTCGACGATCAGTCGGTTGATGCTTCCGGCTTCGAAACTTTTGGGCTTTCATCTCCAATCGTCATCTCTTCTACCGATAACTCCCAGACTTCCTGAGATTTTGTCGGTTTTCCGCCAGCTTCGCGTTTGTACGCAAAATAGGCTAGGTCGAGGAAGTCCGCTTGCTGATAAGCCGAAATATCTCGCATTGAGTAAATCGACTTGCCTGTCTTGCGTTCCCACTTCGCCCACTCTGGGAGCCCAGCGTTGTAGGTGACTTCCTCGCCATTCGTATATTTAATTGTGATTGCTAACTTCATCTCCCGATGCTCCGATCTCTTAGCTGAACGTCTCTGTGACTGTTCCGTTTGCAATCTTAAAAGTGAATGAAACGGTTTGTGCGTCGATTCCTGATCCACCAGCAGTTGGGAATTCTGGAAGAATTGGGAAGACAAATTGAGCGCCAGTTGCGGCGGTCAAAGTTACGCTGATGGTTGTATCTGGTGCTGATTCTGCTGCTGCCCATAGTGCTTCGCATACAGAGTTAGCCTTGCCCCAGTCTGCAAGCATATCTAGCTGGAAGGTGCCTTCGATATTAACAGTCTTGTAAGCCTCGCCATCGAGAGTCTGATAGGTCTCGCGAACGTTGGTCTTAGTCAAAACTGCGTTTGTCGCTTGGGCTTCGATATCTGTTCCACCTGTGAAAGATAGCGAAATGTCGCGACCGGTGATGACTGTGGTTGCCACTTTTTCTCCTTAGTTGGTCTGTGTGTAATAGGTGGAAACGCGAATATCAGCGACCAATAAATTGACCGCTCCCACTTGCGTAACCGATGGCCGTTCTACTGGGCCGACTGTGTAGCCGTCCGGGATGACTGCCAAAACTCTGAATATCAGCTGCTCGAGATTATCAAGGGATGCTGGGTTGGAAAGATAAGCGACTCCGCAAGTAATGGTCATATT